TTAATATCCCTTGAGGATCAAATCTGCGTCCCTCTCTGCCATCTCGGACAGAGCAGCGGCGCGTCGAGCGTCCCGGACTTCCTTGTAAGCAAACAAGTCCTCTGCCTTGATCCGGCGATGCCGTCCAACGGTCGTATGCGGGATATCGCCCGCTTCAAGCAGCTTGATCAAATAGGGCCGGGACACATTCAGCAGATCTGCCGCCTGTTGTGTCGTCAGTTCTGCCGACAGCGGAATCATCTGAAAACCCTGACGGCCAGAAACAAGGCGCAACAAATTCATCAGGCTTTCGGTCAGGGCCGGACTGAGGGTGATGGTTTCCGCCCCGCCCTCTCCACGCATCACAGTCAGCTTGGTATCCTCGCCCTCCTTTGCCTGAGAGGCAATAATCTGGCGAAGCTGGTCTGCTGTTGCGCTTTCGATCTGCGTTGGCAAGCGGCCACCAAAATCATCTTTTCGTATTGCCGACATTGCGCATTCTCCATTTCCCGCGACATCCCCCTCCTCCTCTGGCCAAAGGGGGTGCCCAATATATAAGGCACTACCCTTATAAACGCAATATTCGAAACAATCGAAATATTCGAAATCACGTAATCTTCTTATCCGCACTCCTTTTCACCACACTCACCCCCAACACCCCAAGCGCAATGCCCCAGATCGGGCTGGTATTCACCAAGGCGGCGATGATCGCCGGGGCCTGGAGTGGCGTTAAGATGATCGCATAGGCGATGGCGCCCATGGTCATGATCCAGGTGAGTGCGACGGCATAGCCAAAGCTTGGCCGCCAGCGCCGCACGAAGGCATCTTCGCTGGCGACTTCGGTTCGGATGGTGCGATTGACCGATTTCAGCGTTTCGGTATCGCGGGCCAATTCGATTTCGGCCATGCGTTCGGTGTGGCGGTTGGCTTCAAGGATTTGGGCCGGTGTGACGTCGCCTTTGCTGACGGCTTGTTCGACCTGTTTAAGGCCGTCGGCGGCGGTTTTGGCGATCGGATTGTCGATATGATCAAGCCCCGCACCCACCGCCTTGATCAAAAGCGGCAGGCCGATCTGGGCAAGCAATGCCGGGATCACGTGATACCTCCCCTATCCAATATTCTTGTAAAATATGTGATGGCCGATCTCTGCAACCGGCACCTGCCCGCGCGCCCAATAGGGATCAACCGCATGGGTGTGGTAATGCGTCGCCCCGTCGGTCTGATCGGCAAGGTCACCCGTCACCGCGCGCTTGGCAATGCGTTTGCACAGCCGATAGGCCGGATCGCGCGGATTGATCGCCAGCAATTTCTTGCGGTTGGGATCACTGGCGTTCCAGCAGGAAAACTGACCGGGCTTGAGGCACACCGATCTGATGTCATTACCCCACCAATAGCGCCCGCGTTTGCGCGCAAAGGCCACACGGTTCAGGATCACTGATGCCACCGCCTCCATCCCGGCAAGGTCTTCGCCGCGGGCCTCGCCATAAAGGGTGCGGGCAAGGATTTCGGCATCCGGTAATGTTTCGGGCAATGTGTCAGGAAAGGCTTCGGGTTCAACAATCGGGCGGGTCATAAGATCAGTCATGGACCGGTTCCTTTTTAAGCGGGCTGTCAAGTTTGGCCTCGATCCGGAGCAAATGCCCCGTCAGGCGTTTTTCAATGTCTTTGAGATACGGGATCGAGACATAGTTGCGCGCCACATCAAGCTTGAAGTCGGCAAGATCGGCGCGCAGATCGCCGCAATCGGCATCATGGCGGCTGCGCTGATCCTCGATCCGGGTCAGCAATTCCGATCGCATCCGCCAATGCAGCCAGAACAGGCTGGCCACTGCCGGAATTTCGACCGCGGTGATCCACCAGATCACGTCGACAGGCTGGGCAAGCTCGGTCATGTTCCGGGGCCTCGTGATTTCGATAAAAAAAAGACCCGCAAACCGGTTGGTTTGCAGGTCAGTTCAAGGAGGTCATCACGACCGGGGCAACACCTCCGGTTTAGATGATCGGCATAAAACTTGTCTAGGCGGGGTGCACCGATCAGGCCGCACCATCCATGCGCAGTCTCTGTCCCGTTGTGGCATCACTCGGGCGCCATCCGGCGCCATTCCTGTGCGTGTGCCAGTACCAGTGCCAGTAACCGTACCAGTGACCGTGCCCGGGTCCCAAGCCAAGGAAGGCCGTTGATCACGGCCCCGAAAGGCAGAGGCAGTCCTAGGCAGCAGGTCCCTTGATCTTTGCTTCAAGATCCTGCCAGGCCTCGCCGGAGGCCACCAGGCAACTTGGCCCGGACGGATAGGTAAACAGGATCGTCCATGTCTGCCCGTCCGGTGCCTTGAGCACCTCGATCACGCCACCGTTCGAGGTCACGCCAACCGCAACCGGTTCCTCGGAATATTTGGCACTCAGGCTGTCGATAACCTTGCTGCGGTCACCACAAACCGGAGACGCCTGTGTTTCCGGGATCGCAACTGCAACGGCACCTGCCATTACAGCCATCAAGCTTAGTTTCTTCCACATGGTCAGGCCTCCTGACAGTCAGGTGCGCCCACAGGGGCGTCTTGTTGTCCTGGACTGCTAAATTGATCAACAAATCGATCTGGCCGTTTCCGGGTTTATAAACTTGTTTTGCGCGGCGCACTCTACTCTTTGGTATAGGTTTAAAAACTCTCTACTATTCTTTCATATAATAAACGTAGGGATCAAAGCTGAAAATTCCATGAATATTTCACAAATGTGATACACCGCCGGGCTAACTACTTGGCATTGCGAGAAAGTTTTTTTCTCCCGTCAGGGTTTCCAAGCCATCATTCACGGATTGAAACGGTTTTCCGCCCGGAAAGCCCCGCCATTTCGCCGCCAGTCGGCGCGAAGCAGCGGCATATCGACCCGCGGCAAACGAACCGGTTCGGCCAAAATGCATCCCGCCACCGCATCAAGCCCGTCATCATGGCCAACACTATTTTGACCGGCACTGTTATGACCAGAACTGGCGGGATGCCATTCGCGCAACTGTCGCAGGAACGGCGTTTTGACCACGGCCGCCCCGACATGAAGCAGCCCCGCCCCCATCACCGCGCCAAAGGCATCCTCGATCCGGGTCACCTTGTTGGTGGCTTCATAATGTTCTACGACGCTTGCCGCCCAGCCGATCGCTTTAAGTTCGCGCCGCAGGATATTGGGCAAAAACCGCCCGATGCCATTGGTCTCGATCCGCACTGATGGCAGATGGTTGCGCGCCATGAATGCCCCGACCTGTGCACAAAGCTGACTTGCCTCGTCACGCCACGGGGCATCGCCTTTTTGCCCGCCCTCATGCGGGCTTCTTGCCCGCAACCAGGCGATATCATGAAGCCAGTATTCCCCCTGATCACAAATATAGACGCAGGCCACCACCGCCCCGTCGCCCTTGGCTGCGCCAAAGCTCGGATCAAAGTGGCAGGCACTGGCGACCATGGTGCGATCCCCGATGCCAAGCTGCATCCGGCCATTGGCATATTCGATTTCGGCCAGATCGTCGTAATAGTGCAAACGCGCCGGATCAAACGGCCCGGCATTGGGGGCAACCATTTCCAGCATCATCTGGCTTTGAAACTTGTGGGCTGGCGTGCGCGCCCTGATCGCGGCGATTGCCGCCTGATCAAACCGTTCGGGCCAGTTTGATGCCCCATGCTTATTGACGATGGGCAGCACAAAACGTGAGAAACCATTTAAAAATGGCGCGACCTCGCCGGTTTCCGGGCGCATTTCATCGGCATAGATCGAATAGTAACTGTGCGGGGTTCCGACATAAAGCTGTGCGCCGCCGGGCGACAGGACATAGGAAATCTCGGACAGTTTTTCGCGAAGCTCGCTTCGTTTATGGGCGGTATCGCTGTTTTTGGGAACTTCGACATCATCACAAATCACGATATCGGCGCGCGATCCGGTGATATTGCCGCCAATGCCAACAGCCTGCATGGACGGATCGCGCAACACACCGGGCCGCGCCACGGTGAACCGTTCACTGCCCCAGTCGGTCAGACGGTCGGGCACAAGCCCCGCCAATAACGGGTGGCGTTCGACAATGCGTTTGACGTTGCGCACCATCTTTTTGGCCAGATCAAGGTCGGCCGCAAGAACCAGAATGCGCAAATCGGCATCGCGATAGAGCAACCAGGCACAAAACAGCCCGACAATCGTTGATTTCCCGGAATTGCGAAACGCCATCAGCAACATCTCGCGCCGCCCGGCGTTCCAGCACTCCTCCAGCCAGTCGGCCATTTTCCGATGATGGGATGGCAAGCCAAGCCCCAGAACCTGATCCCAGATCCAGACGAACTCGGCAAAGCGGGCAGTTTGAGTACTTGGTATCATCCCGCCCTCCTGTCGGCACTATAAATCAGCGCGTCTATCGCGCGCCCGGAAAACAGCCATGACCAATCACGCCGCCAGTTCAACTAGCCGGTGACCTTGCCTCTCGGAGGCAGCAATATCTGATATTTCTGAGTAAAACTGACCGGCAATCAAAGGTCAAAGATGCCGGTTTACATCCATCCGCCCATGCAGAACGCGGACAACCTCAATGGCATCACTTGCCTGCCGGTAATAAATCACATGTGCCCCAACCGGGGTTTTGAAATAGCCGTCTCGCACATCGCATTTCTGCCCGATGCGCTTTGATGCAGCCAGCTCAGAAAACACCCAGGAAATCGCGGATATATTTATCGGCCTGCGCCACCGACCAGCGTCGATGCGTATATCGCCAGATATCTTCAAGATCGGCCTCCGCCCGCGGTGTAAGGCGATATCGCGCATCAACCGCCATGCTCGGTCTTCATCCGGGCCAGAAACGCATCCCCGTCAAACGGTTTGGCGGGCCCGGATTGTTCACCCTCGATCAAGGCTTCTTGCAAGGCTTTAACTTTCGCCTCATGCTCTTCCAAAAGTCGCAATCCCGCCCGCACAACATCACTGGCAGACCCGTAACGCCCCGACTTGACCTGTCCGTCAATAAAACCGTTAAAATGCTCACCCAGCGAAACTGATGTATTGCGCGCCATGATCGACCTCCTCGATACCAATATGTATTATATATTGGTATCAGCCGTTTCTGCAATCGCGATATCATATCGCGCGCGTGGAAATCACCCCGTCTCGCTCCCGCGACGGCGGGAGCCCATCTTGCCTCGTCCCTCCAATCCCACGAATGCCCCGCAAGCAGGGCAGATGATCACGATGGCCTAAGTGTGCGCCGGGCCTCGGCAATCAGGTTTTCGACCACGCTGCCACCTTCCGTATCGCCAGATTCATCACCTCCCGCCTGCTCCGCCCCGTCACACGCCCAGCGCAGCAACTTGATCAGGCTTTCAAGATGCCCAAGGGCGGCTTTGCAGGCCGCCTGATGGGTGGAAAATTCCTTGGCATCCATGATGCCTGCGGCCTCGCCCGCAAGGCGCTGATAGGCATCCCGCGCCTGTGCGATATCATCGGGGAGCTCTGCCAAAAGGCGGGCGCGAAGCACCGCAATAGGATCGGTCTTCACAAGACACCTCATGGGGTTATTTTTAGAAAATTTGCTTACACCACCGAAAGTTCAGACAATCGCGCATCCGAAAGCCTGACCGGCCAGTAGGCCAGATTGCGCAAATGACCATTCAGATGCTTGTCCGTTCCGCCAAAGGATCCCAGCACGATATTGGAAAAATTGCACGGCATGGCAAAGCCCGACGGGGTTTTCAGAACGCTGCCGCCAAGGGCCACGGCGATAACATCATCCTCCCACGCCAGCGCAATGCGATGGCGGGTATCTGGTGACAGCGTCCCGTAAAGCGACTGAGTAATGATCGGCACACCATCCCTGCGCAAGGATATGCGCAACTGACCGGCATCGCTGTCATAGCCAAGATCAAGATGATCATCATTGAGACTGCCGGAATAAAGCTGCACGATCCGCCAGATGCCCGCCCATGCCGGGGCAGTATGCAGATCAAACACCATTGTCCCGGCCCCTTGGGCAAACCAGTCAGCCGGATCAAGCGTCACATTATCGGCGGCCCGAGATGCCGGGATGCCGTTACTGATGATATCGGATGTCGGCGCGGGCCCGGCTTCAAGCTGCGCATTCCAGATCAGCACCGATGCCGGAAGGTTCGAGATCGCCGTACTGATTTTCGGATAGCGCGTGGTGCCCGATGCCGGTTCAGAGATCCACACACGCTGCCAGGTTTCATCAAGACTGATGTTATGGCTTGATGGCCCGTTGATCCCGCCAAGGGTGACATCAACCGTTCCCGAAACCGCCCGCATCCAGATGGCAAAGCAATAGACATCCCCACTGATCAGCGATCCAACATTCTGATAAAGGCCATCGGCCCCGCCCGGAAGGTCAAGCAACATGGCGTCCGAACTGCCATCCGGGGCGGCAACCGCACTTGGCGCAACACTTACACCGGCGTTCTTTTCCCAAAGTGCATTGGAAAAATCCCGGGAATAGCGCAGCAAGTTGGTTGCCGCCCCCTCAATCAAAAGCCCCTTGCGCCGGCCAAGCCGGTCATGATCAAACCCCGGCTGATCATTGCCAAGGGTCGTGATCAATCCGTTTTCACCGCCAATCATTTTGCTTGATGCCCGCGCCACCGTCATGGCGGCCGCAAGCGGCTGATACCGCAATCCCATTGGATGCATCTCCTTGAAATCAAATCAGGAATTTCTGCCCGGCCCCCAGGCAAACAGGTAAGCAGGCAAGCAGTCACGCCATACAGGCTGTGCTACCCGCCAATGCGGTGCAAATGCCACCAGCTCAGAAGATCACTGGCCACGATCATGCGGGTCACATCATCGCTATGGCGCAACCGGATCCTGAGCCCGCTTGCCCCGCCCGGGGCAATGCGCACCACACCGCCAAGCCGCAAGCTGTGATTGGCGCCGCTTCCGGTCGCGGTGATGTCATTGGATTGCAGATGGATGTTCCAGTCCGTGCCATTGAACCGTTCGAGTGACAGGGTGGTCATCACCGCTTCGCTGGTGACCGGGAAACTTACCCCGACATCGATATGGTAAAATCCCGGCGCCATCCCGGTCAGACCATGACTGGCGGCGTCATAAAGCCCGTGGCTGTCTTCGACCACCTGATCCCACTCAATCAGGAAGGCACCCCCGGCCGGGATGCTTTGCGATGCAGTGCGCAACAGTTTGACGACCGGTCCGCTTTCGCGCACCGGACAGGCAAACCACCGCCCGCCGGTGATCCCGTCACAGACAAGATCAACCATATCACCCCGGATCGGCAGCGGATAAATCCCGCCTTCTGCCCCGCCATGGACCGGTGCAATCACATCCCCGCTGGCCGCTGCGATATCGACCTGTGTGCCATCCCCGTTAAACAGGCGATAACGCACCCCGTTGCGCGCAATCGATGCGTCGGGCAATGTCACCCGCGCCCCGTTTGACAATCGCACCAATGCGCCGGTTTCACGGATATCCATGATCCGGTTCAAGGGTGCATCAATCACCGGCTGGCGGCGCTCATCCTCCCAGCTCAGGGCATTGCCGCTGCGAAAATCAAGATCAAGCATCGCACCGGCATGATCACGCCCAAAGGATGCCAGGGCTGTTTGCGACCGGGCATCGGCGGCCTCCGCCCGATTGGCCGCCGCCTGGGCAAGGGTCGCGTTGCCGGCCACATTGGCGATATCCCCGGCATCCGGGCCATTGACAAGACCATCCCCCTCGTCATTCCAGATCAGAACACGCCCCGGCGCGATCGCCGGAAGTTTCGCCGATGCCTGATCGCGATCGGCCGCATCAAGGTGCAAGGCCGCCGAAAGCGCCCGGTCAATATCGCCGATTGCCACGGTCACAAAATCAAGATCACGGTCAATCGCATCGCCGCGCGGTACCGACATGGCGTCATAGGAACTCAGGCGGCGCAACCGCAAGGAGCGTGCAATATCGACCCGAACACCCGATGCCGGTGCGGTTTCAAATTTGACGATACCGCCCGCCCCCCTGGCCGCCCCCCTGGCCGCCGGCGATCCCGCCCCTGTCCCGGATCGGCCAAGGGTGACGTGAAACCCGGTCTCGACAGTTTCGCCATCAAGGCTGATTGCGACATCGCCGCTGTCAAACACGTCAAAATCGAATGGAAATTCATCGCGCGCCCCATCGCCTTCGAACTGGCGTGATGCGGTCATCTGATTGGTAAAGACCGTTCCCATATCCTTATCCCCCCAACCCGTCACGCCGCGCGAACCAGGCACTCAGCCGGGCGGTCGTATCATCCTGTGCGGTGCGCAAAAGCGACTTTTCGCGCCAGCTGGCACTGGCATTGATCTGATTGCGTTTGCGACTGGCCTCGGACGCATCTGCCTGCTGATCTTCACGCGCGGCCTTTTCATAACCGGCCAGCACCGCACTGGCAGATCCGCTGCCACCGGCCATCAGTCCCGATGCCCCCTGTCTGGCGCGCAGGGTCGCCTGCCTGCGGCGCAGGGCATCTTGGCGATCGGCATCCTTTTGTTTCTGGTTTGCGTCAATGTCGGCCAGTTCTGCCTTGCGATCAGCATCAAGCATGGCAATCCGACTTTGCGTACTGGCCTGATTGGCCTGGATCTGTTGTCCGGTCTGCAAGGCCGATGCCGCCATCGGCACGATTGATGTAAAGCCACCCATCAGTCATTCACCCCCATTTCCGATGCACATCCCAGCAATAAAAAAGGCCGGGGAAAATCCCCGGCAATCCGCCATAAACCCGAATGGATGGTTCCCCCGCTTCCGCGCCGCCATCCAAGACTTCGCAATGCGATATCCCCGCTATAAAGCCCGTCCGGATCATCCGGCGACACCGGCGACACCGGCAATGCAACATCGCGCAGGCCCCGCCCCGTATCCACACGAAGCTGCCCGCTTTGTTGCAGCCGCAAGGTCAGCGACACCAGACGCACCGCATTGCCGCCGTGCGGGCGGCTGCCATCCGATGCCGCCGGTGGCAGGGCAAAGATTTCATGGGTAAAGGCCAAACCGGCATCAAGTGTCGTGACCGCCCCGACATCGCCGGGCAAAGTCACCGTGCCGCCCGCCACCGCAAGCCCGGGGATCAGAACACCATCGCCCCAGGCATTGATTTCCATCCCTTCAAGCGCGCCGAGCTGCCCCCAATGCCGGCGCGGTTCTTCGCCCGCTTGGACCGACTGGCTGATTTGCAGATCAAACCCGCATGCCTCATCAAACAGGGCCAGAAAGTACCGATCCCCGCGTTTCAGGCTGACATAAACATCCCCGCCCGAAACCGCGACCGATGTAAAATCACACCCCGCCACCTGCTGTGCCGACCAGGCGGTAATGGTCTCGGACCGGTAAAGGGTCAGGGTGGCAAGCGATCCATCTGCCATCACCACATGCAACAACCGTCGATTGGCATCAAAGGCCTGATCAATCGGGTCTTTGACCAGATGACGTGACAGCAATGCCAGATCGGTCGATCCATAGGCCTGCTCGACATCGGTAAACAGGAATTCGCGAATTTCGCGCCCGCTGCGCCCGGCAAATACCGTCGCCCCGTCAATATTAACCAATGGCACGGTGCGATGGCTTTGACTGCCGATCCGGGTTTGACGGGTGACCTGAATATTGGCCGGTGTCAGGGGATCCCCCGTCACCATCCATTCCGATCCGCTGGTAAAGACCTGAAGATGGCGACCGGCAAAAATCCCCGTAATCGCATTGACCTGATCGGCCAGAAGGGCGAATTCAATCGCCTCGTCATCCAACCCCTCGCCCAGTTCGAAATTGAACAGATCCCCCGAATGCGACATCCACAGCCGGTTGGGCAAATCACGTGACCCGCCAATCACCAGCCGATCCTGATGGAATGTCACGCTGCGCGGCCAGCCACGCACATCCGAAAAGGCCTGCTCGGCAAAATCCACCGTAGCATTGCTATCCGCCAGACTGCCCTTAAGGGTCATGGTCGCGGTTTGGGCGTCGCCAACGGCGGTTATTTCGCCCTCGATCCCGGCAATCCGCCACAGGGTTCCGACATGGTTGGCGTCAAACATATCCATGCTGGCAACAAGGGTCACCGATCCGCTGGTGGCGGATGGTGTGATGGTCGCTGCCGGGTCGATGAATTTGTAAAACGGCTGGCTTGTGACCAGATCGGTTGCCCGCCAGGCCCAGGAAGTTACCTGCCAGCTTCCGGCCTGTGTGCGGCTGATACGCACCGGCGGAGCATCGGGATGAACCACCAGAAGCGTATCGGCACTTTGCGTCCAGTTCAAAAGATCATGATGTTCCGGCCCGAACGGGGTTTCAAACCATACGGTATTGACCCCGTTTTCAAACACAAAGGCCTTCTGATCGCCAAAGGCCAGGATATAGGTCTGCTCGGTATTGAATTCGAACTGAACAAGACGCACCGGCCCGTCAAGTTCGCCAACAAGGCGCGTGCCCGGACGGCGTCTTACCCCGCCGGACGGCTCGATAAACACATTGCGCAAACGTGCCGCCCCGTTGGCATAGGCATTCAGATCCGAACGCCCCCACAATTCCGGTGCCAGTTCCCCGGTCGAAAAGGTGTTTTTCTCAAGAACCCTGCGGGCCATCCCCCCCCCTTTTTTTAGCTAAATAAAGGTTTGTCAGCGTTAGAGCTGGAACGCATTCCTCTTGCAGCACAACCTCAACTTTTGCGATAGTATCGCTGACAACTCAACATCGAAAAAGCGACATGACATTCATATATCTTGACGAATCTGGAGAACTCGGCTTTGCAAAAAGCTCAAGCAGATTTTTTGTCATTGCAACACTTGCAACGGATAATCCCAAAAGACTTAAGAACCGTGTTCGGAAAGTTAAGAAGAAAATTTTTGACGCTGGTTGGCCATCAGAAAGAGAAATCAAAGGAACATCTCTTTTCGGCTGTCATCGAGACAGGTATCTTCCCCAGAAAATCAGGGATGATAAAGACAAACATATTGAGCAATTTTTGAGAGCAGCCTTATTTGACGAGAGTAAAGTTCATTACTCAATTGTCAGAAAGTCTCGCATTGCACAACATATCCGAGATGCGGAGTATGGAATTGCATACAATTTCTACACAGGGAAACTTCTTACTCGTGCTTATGAGTACTTCCAAGGAGATATAGATCTTACTGTAGATCAGCGAAACAAGGAGACTCATCACAAGCTTCCTTTCGACGGATACGTGAAAACTCAAATTATTACAGAGTGCAACCATTCGTCGAAGTTGACTATTTCACATCGCGAGTCACATGACGTGATTGGTTTACAGGCCGTTGATTTTGTATCGTGGGCAATATTTAGGAAATTTGAACATGACGATGCGCGCTTTTTTAATTTGCTCAAGCCGTACATTGGGTACTGTGACAACTGGTACGCTTGAACATAACGCAAAAAAGGAAGCAGATATTCTGCTTCCTTTTTTAAAGTGTCCGACCCTTTGGGCGACCAAGATACACTCAGCTTATGTCCTAAAACACGCTTACAAAGGCCTTACCGGACGCCATTTAATTAAGCTCAAAAGTCTTGCCTGTCAACTATAGGATGAATCAAAAAAGTGCGAAACATCTACTTTTCTTTTCGCACAAACATGACCGCTTAATTGTTGTTAAGGGAGAGTTTACTGCACTTTTCCCGCCGTCAAATCGTTGCAAAATGAAGCCCTAAAACCACTATGGCACACCTCAAAACTCAGATTTTTTCGTCAAATAAGACGTTTTTTTTGAACAAATAACACACCTAGTTACCTAGCATCCCTATGCCTTTCAACTCCAAAGTAACTATCATTCACGGGCCGATATCAGTGAAAAATCATCAATCGCATGCGGGGTGGATTGCTGGGCATCGGCAAGGCGGGCTTCGCGAAACTGCTCTTCCGATCGCTTGAACAGATATTCCGCCCTGGCACTGCTTTCGGTCAGTGGCAGGCAAAATTCCGCTGCCAGCCGCGCAATCAGGGCCAGATCAAACCACGGTGGAAAACTGCCCTCGGCCAGTCGGGCAACATAGGAAAGATGCGCCGTTTCCCCCGCACACAGCACGGCCCGGTCACGCAGTTCGAACCGGGTGATTTTCCCACCCTCATTTTCGAGTGAAAGCAACCGGATGAAATCGCGTGGCAGGGCAAATAACGCGCTGCCATCGCCAGGATCGCGCCCGTCATTCGCCGTTGCCAATCGCGCAAGCCACGAGCCGCGCGCGGCAAACCGCCACGGATAGCTTGCCAGCATCCCGTCGCGGATCGTCGGATAGAGCAGCCGGGCAATTTCGGCCTCGGCACTGTCTTCGTCAAAGGATGAGACCGGACTTGCCCCGATCATCACCATGGCGCGCGCACAAAGCGCGATATCACCGAGTGCCATGTTGTTTTCCTCCTCTGTGTCCGGTTAATTTCAGTTGCCGTTCAAATTGATTTACTGTCAAAATCAGGCCAATCGGTCGCCCAAAGCGATCATGGTCAACGATCCGTAAGAATGGCCGCCTTTGTTGGAGCCCGCATGTCCCGTTCTTCGCTTGCAGCTGGAAACCTTGCCGTCCTGATTGCTGCTATGCTGCCCGTATCGGGTTTACGTGCAGATGAAACGCGTAATATGATCCGGCGCGATGCCTATGCCGGTGACGCCATGTCACAGCGCATCTATGCAATCATGTTGTCCTATGAATATGCCGAGGAAGGTGGCCATCTCGATGCCCGCGAATGGCGCGAAACCATCGAACCCGAAGTTTCCTATGAACAGCGCAACCGCGCCATAAATACCGCGCCCAAAAGGCCGAAGCCGAAAACAGCCGGAACTGAAACAAGGCTCGGAAAACCGGGCCCCGCAAGTAAGCTAACTCAACTCCCTATTGACTCTGGACCTGAACGAACACCAATTTTTCAAAAGTTAGAGGCTCTCTGATGAAAAGATTGAAATTGTTAGCTCAAACAGAAAAACCACAACGTCAAAATTATTAGAATGGAAATGCAACAGATGCACGGAAACCTCTCACAGGGAGAAGATGTCAGAGATTTTTGGGTTTGGTTAGATTTTTCGAATTTCTTAGTAAAACACCACGTTTGTACGATTGGGTCTTTTAGTTCTGCTGGAATTTTTAGAACTAACGACGGTGAACTCCCCAATGCGCCTTTCATCCTCAATCCCCCATTTACTGGTGACTTTAGCCCCTTCACGCTTGGAGTGGTGTGGGCTTATCTGCACGAATACAACTTGGAAAACCAACGTGCGGCACTTTACCCTCAATATCCAAGCCGCTTGAATGCTGTTTTCCTGCTAAATTCCGAGGAGGATGCGCAACTATACAAAGACGCTCATCCAGAGCATGTTGGAAATAGAGTACTTCGTAAAGTTAAGACACGGGGACCTTATGTCTATTCCATTCATGATGCGGCTTGGATTGACTATTTACGTGGCCCTGACGGAAAAAGTGACCAAACGATCAATCATATTTCTGACGCCTATTGGCAGGGGCTTCCAGCAGAAGCCTATGAGCTAACGTCGTTAGGAAAGCAATGGAGCAAGCCATCCGTCAGGGAAGTTCTTTTCATAGGAAGAGTAGAATTTTATGATCGTTCCTTACCTAAAGAATGATTTTGGTTTCTTCTTTTAATCGGTATTGGACGTGCCGACCGCGGTCATGTCGCGGACATCAACGCCCGCCGCACCGGAACTTGCCACCACGAACAGGCCGCCCGACATGGTGGCGTCGCGATTGGTGTTGGCGATGATGAAATCACCGACGCGCAGCATGTCGCGCGCTTCGGCAAAATAACCCGATGTATCAACATCGGCGGCAAGATCAGGGGTGATGTAGTGCCAAAGGGTAAAACCGTTGGCATAGGCCAGAACACTGAGGTTTCTGGCTTTGAAACCTTCTGCCATTCAGGGGCTCCTGTGTTTTTCAATGGTAAGAAAAGTTAAGGTTGCTAAAGCACCTGACGACCTATTCCTTGGCCTGCAGGCAGGTCACGCCATCCCCGTCAACAAGGGCTGCCCCCTGGCTCATGGAGTTATTGACGAAATGGGCCGCATGATCGCCATGCCAGGTGATATCGGACTGCACTTCGGACCCGATGGCATGGCCAATCGCGGTACGGTGATACCAGAAACAGGACCGAATACCGCTTGCCACCGGAAGGCCCGAATGCGGCATCCACAGCGTCCCGAGCCATCGTTTGGCCTGCGTCCCCTTCCAGGGAAGGTCATCATCCCCGATATAGTCGGCATTGGAAAATTCATCGATCTGAAGCAGTTCCGACCACTGTTTCCAGCCGACAATCGCATAACGCTGCCCATCATCGGGGACATCGCGTTCGCCAAGGCCTTCGAATGCCATCATGACTTTTTCAAGTGTCATGCCCTCGGCATTATCGGGGATCAGATCATCGGTCTGCACCAGGGCATTGATGATCAGTTCGTCGGTTTTGCGGCCCAGCGCATAGGCCCCGGCATTGGCCAGAACCATCTTTTCATCATGGTTGATTTTAAGTTCATCAAGCGCATCAACCCAGTCCCCGGCATAGTAATCACGCAAATCGCAGCGCACCGCTTCGTGATCGACATTCATCACCGGCACCTTGCCGTGGCGGGCCTTGGTGGTTGCCGTACCCTTGCCGACTTTCTGGAAAACCGTGGTTGCGCCTTTGACCGCGTTCTTGACCCGCACCGTATTGCGCAGTTTCGAGCCCATGCGCTGATAGGCCTGATGCACATCGGCCTGAAAATGATCAATAAAACTTTGATCGATCGTATCGCTCATTATCACTAACCCCCTGTATCAAATGTGAGATATCCCAAAACAGGATCCGTGGAATTCGTGATCGGGACACAGAGCCCCGATCACCAAAGGCGTCTGCCCGTGATGTTGTTTTCACCCCCCTGTCAAAGCAGGTAACGGATCAGGTATTGTTAAGGCGGGCGAACCCCGCCTGGACTTCGGCAATCAGGGCCGGATCACGATCCCGCCAATAGCGCGGATCATTCATCTTGGCCCGGATTTCCGAGCGCAGATCGGACGGATCACCATCGCCGGCACCCTGCCCCAGACGGGCCTCACCGGCCTGTGTCATCATGCGATGAAGGGCCAGCACCCCGTCACGGGTCTGACAGAGTGTATCAAATGCGGCATCGGGCAAATTGGCCCGCCCCCATTGTTCGATCCGCGGGGCCAGCTTTTGCCATTGCGCCGCACCGCCAAATTGCTGGGCAAGGGCCGCGCGATCGGCTGCCCGCCGGGTTGCCTGATCCATATCGGCCATCATCGGACCCAGGATTTCACCAGCCAGATCATAAACCAGCTGGGCCTGATCATTGCTGAACCCGGCCGCATGCAACCGCGCATTCAGATCGGCATCCACACCGCCAAGCACATCATCGACCGAAATCACATAATCCTCGGCACTGGCAGGAACATCCGGAACACCTGACCCATCGGGCAAATCTTGCGGTTCATCCCCCAATAGCCCCGTATTGGCCGCGTCTGTTTGCGGGCTCAAACTTTGTGATGCGGAAACGTCGGTTGCGCCGGAACCGGCATTCGCACCGTTATCGGAAACATCATCCCTTTCGGGCATCCGGGTGTGTGATGCTGCGTCAGTCATCTGCGATTTCCCCTTTTATATCGGTCCTGGCAAGACGTTTGATCTGCAAGACCAGTGCCCTTTGTCCTTCGCGCATCCAGATCGCACTGGCCGGGACATCCGGGCCAAGCGCGGTTTGCAGGATCTGACGTTCAAGTTCACGAATGACCTTTTGCCCGGCATCACTGGCAAAACACGATTGCCAGTGATCGCGCCCATCTTCGGTCATTTCGTCACCTTGTGGTTCGAACCAGTCCCAGCCATTGATGCGGCTCATGCCAGTTCCTCCGTCACAAGCGGGGGTAAGGCAGGCTTTAACAAATGGTCGGGCACGCCAAACTGATCGGCAAGCCAGCGCACCATGACCGGCAGATCAACCTCGCCCAGCGCATCGGGGCCAAGGGTTGCGATCCGCGATAACCAGTCAAGCGCCTGGCCCGCCTGCACCCGTCTTGGCAATTGTGCCAATGGTGCGGAATGGCGCAAAACCACCACATCGCCGTCAATCGGAATGTCGGGCAGTTCCCCGGTTCGGGTCAGGATATAAAGTGCCCGCCGGATCAACGGATAAAGCAGTTCCACCTGCAACCGGCCATAGGTCGCCCCCAGAAGTCGGGCATTTTCCGATGCCCGTTCAAGCACCTCGGTCGCGGTCATGCCCGGTTGATCCACTTGTCCCAACCGGTCGGCCAGAAGGCATCGACGAATGCGATCGCGCAAATCCGACAACACCAGATCGGACACATCAAACCGGCCCGGCGCATCAAGCGGCTTAAGGCCCGCCGACCCGACGGCCTTGGGGATGATGCTTCCGGGGATCAGTCGAATGGTGGCGGGATTAAGTACCCCGTCATCATCAGCCTGCCAGATGCCGGTCACCGCGATCGACGCGTTTTTAAGCACCAGCTCAACCACCTTGTTCGCGGTCTTGATATCAGGAAGCGCCTTCATCACCGGCGATCTGCCATAAATCTCGCCCGGGGCCTTCATCCAGCGAAAGGCGATATAGGGCGATACATCAAACTGCCCGCGATAGATCAGGTCACCGTGCGATGCGCTGCCTTCTTCGCGAAAGACACAAATGTCGTATCCCGTTTGCCCGTTTGCGGCCGGAATAACCGCCTCGATCACGGCAAAGCGTTTCAGGGTGTCGGCATCGTCCCGGGCGGTTTCGCGTTCGGGCATATTCACCGCATCCGGCCAGTTGGTTCTGATTTCGTCGCGGGTCAGCGACAATTTGCGAAATACCGCATCCATCTTGCCATCTGATCGTTCTTCAAACGCCAGATCGCGCAACGGTACTGCGGTAAAGCGAAAGGCCGACGGGCTGTGCAAATCGGCCTTTTCAAGGCGCAGGCACGCCGTTCCCACCGTCACCAGATCCAGAAATGCCTGATGCATTTCGACCGCAAAGTTTGACCGGTCAAAATGCCCCTGAAGAATACGGACCGCACGGCCAAGCTGTTCGGTCAGAACCTGTCGATCGTCACCGGGAACATTGCCGCCCGGTTCCAGATCAAACCAGCCACCGGCCGGCGGGGTGATTTCGGCCATCAGGCTTGCGGCAAGCTGTTCGACCGCGTCGGGTGCAGTTGCATCAAACACCCGGTCAAGGCGCTTGCCCCCGCTTGTCTGTTCGGCCGCGCCATTGCGTTGCGGCAGGGCAAATTCATAACATTCCTGCCAGTGGGAAAACCAGTTGCGCCGTCTTGCCACGGCCTTCTGATACCGGTTGCGCAGGCCGGAAATACTGATCTGTCCGCCGCCGTTGTTACCGGCATCCGAACCGGCCCCGGACATATGACCCAGGCGCGGGTCATCGGCCAAACCGGCATTCGCGGTTACGTTGCTATGTGTGGCTGACGGTACCGCGCGGGCCCGCCGTGCTGCATGTCGCGATCTTTTTGCCATCCCTATTCCCCCAACAGATTTTTGCCACCGCCAAGCCCGCTGACCCGGTCATTCAAAAGACCGCGAAAACTTGTGGTGATCAGGCTCGAACGCCCATATCGCCGCCGTTCAAGGGCTTCCTTGCGCGCCTCGCTGGCCGCTGTTTCGGCACTGGCTTGCGTATCGGTCCCGGTTTCACTGCTGGTTGCTGCGACCGGGTTGCCAAACGCTGTTGGCTTTGGCGTTGAAAACAGGCTTCCCATTGCGGTCTCCGGATTTTGAAGTTTGGTGATGGTTGCAAACGTGCATGTTGCACCGTCCCCGCCTTTGCGGGGGTGAGCGCGCCCAAAACAGCTGCGCGAAGGGAACGAAGACCCGCCCGCAAAGGAACAAGGCCCGATCCAGAATCTTGTGACCAAAATCTTGCGGCCAAACACAAAAACGCCCGCAAGGGTCGGAACCCTGCGGGCGCAGTTCTGGCGTTGATTTGTCTCTTATAGCACCATAAAAAGAACAAATCAAGAACATTTTTCAGAAAAATAAACCTGACCCGTTCCGGCTGCCTACTCACCTTTTTGCAATAGATATCGATAAAGCTGCCAGGGTGTGACAATCCAGAAGGCCGAAATGCCCAGCAATCGCTTGACCAGCTCGACACAGCTCATCGGGCCGAACCGGACCTTGCGCGTGACGATTTGCGGGTAATGCGCCCAGATGCAATGATGCCCGATCCCGCGGTAATAGGCTGCCGGATCAAAGATCGGGGAATAGCACCAGCTTTCGCATTTCACCCGGTGGCTTTGCGGATCAAGACAGATCCATTCCCCGGCCCGCAGCCCCGATACCAGAACGAAACAATGGCGAAACCCGGGTTTCAGCATCCGCAAGAACCGCTTTTCCGGGGCATCGGCAAACACCACCAGAACCGATACTTCGCGCTCGGATGTGGATTGGCTAACCCATTGATCAAGTGGCGTTCCCGCGTCTGCGCGCCCGTCAATTGACGCCCCGGAAATACCGGCCGTCCGGGCCTGTTCAAAAATCAGATCCCGCATGGTTACAAATCCCCGCCCAGTTCGACCATCACCTCGTCATGATGGAAATCCTCATCCCGGCGGCGCGTCACAATGCCCCGGCTGATCAGCACATTTTCAAGCGCCGCCATGCCATGCCGCCACAAGCCATCCTTGCCCTTTTCGCGCGGGTCACGGGGATCGGGTTCGCGTTCGACCAGCCCGAAATATTCCAGAACCTGCAAATGCCGGTCGGTCAATGTTCCGGCCTGTTTAAGACGCATCACCGCATTATAGACATCATCGGGATCGCATGGACGGACCACCTCGCCGGCATCGGCCACCACGCGCGCCCCTTCGATCCGTGCGGTTTGACATCGCACGAACCAGAACCACGCCTGCCGGGCACTGGCAAAGGGCGTAATTTCACGTTCTGACAATGGTTTGGGAAAAAGTCGTTGTTCGGTCAC